TCCCTTGAAAGCGTACATCCCACAAGCCTCACGGAAAGATCTACCGTGAAAGCTCTTGGAATCATTCACCTTGAGTCCACAACTGTGAAGAACAGTTACGATGGTCTTATATGCAGCGTTTGGGGCGATTATATCGTCTCCAAATACTGAGACCTCCGCCATTCTCTCCACATTCATCTTCTGATCATGACCAACCGAGCCAAGAGGTTCCCCCTCAGCTAGGTTAGCGTACTTCACCAAGACGTCGTGAACCTTTACGGCCCACGTAGTCAAGATGTAGAAGATCAGAGTTTGAATGGGAAAGGTAAGGGAGGAACCTTGAGTACTGAACTTCCTTAGAACACGATGAGAATCATGATCTTTGGAGATGTTCTGAGACAGTAATCTTGTTCTCGTTGCGTGAAGCGCGTCCAACAGGGTAGTATTTCCCTGAAAGAGGAACTCCACTAGACGAGTTGATATCCTGTCACTGGCACTGCTCAAGTCAATTGTGCAGTACCGGTTACTCTTGGAAGCGTCGAGAGCTCGCATTTGTTGCATGTTCTGATCGCGAAAACGTATACTCCGAGATAATGGAGTTGCGTTTATCCTCTGCTCCAGCCACCTCCAGATGCCTTGTTGCATCCATTGGTGAGCCACTGGTTCAGCGCAGATAAGCCTTGGCCCTTTCTGGGTCTTGGGTACTGCGTAAAGCCTGGAGGGTCCCTCTCTATGGTCGGGCACCCAGTTTCCTTGTAAGGCATCGCCTTTGAGGAATCCGGAACCATACCAATCGAAGGGGAATATACCCTCGAGCTTTGTGGGCCACGTGGGGAAATCATATTTGATCCCTCCCCGTAGTCCAGCGACGGCGCCAGGTCCGTGCTTCGGTTTGAGTTCCCATAGCGGTATCTCTCCGATCCATCCTCGGACGATCCTTTGTGCATGAGCACGGAGATCATCCCAAGGAAGGATATAAAGAGGATCGCAAGGATAATCATCCAGACTCTCAGCGAAGAGTTCGCTATCTGAGTCTGACTGATTTCGGATGGGATCCCCC